TTTTGACCTTCGAACAGTATCATTGATAACGAATACATTTTTTTAAAGTGTTCTAAATTGTTGGGTCTATTCACATGATCGTCAATAGCTAAATCGTTACCTTGAAGTACGCATAGAGTTCCTTCCGGAATCTGATCAAACCATTCTTGATTATCAAAGTGTTCTGTTGATGTATTGATAACGCAGTTAGTATTGTCGTCGTATGTTACTGTATTTGCATCTTTGGGCATTGCCCTAAATGCCCAATTTTTATCCCAAGTATTGTTAAGGACATTTGCTACAGAACACGCACTCGCATCAATATCATAACTGCGGCACCATTCAATCATTTGCCTGCCACGTGACTTGAGAATAAAGTGAAGAAGCCCGTACCATCCACCTAAGATTGTAATCCTAAGTATATGAATATGAGCCGCTATTTTCTCTAATTCTTCAGCGGCCCAAATCTTACTTTCAATCTGGCCCGCTGAAAATGCATCGCTATCAATTTTTAAATTCATAGTATGCGTGAGCACCAAATGGAGGAACAATAGTATTATTGCCGTGGATGATGAATACTGTATCACAGTAGTTTTCATCGCCCCATGAACCCCAAGGATAACCGTCAGTAAACATGATAAACTTCTTAGGATTGATATCATGTGCCTTCATGTATTCCCAGTTAGCATCAAACTCAGTACCGCCACCGCCTTTGACTTCGTATTCCATAATGTCAGAACCGTAGCCGTCAAAGTCTTGTTCGTTATAGACTTTAGTATCGAAGCACCATACTTTAATCTTGTACTCTTTGTACTCGTCCATGATGCCTTTAATTTCACTGATGAAGTCTTTAGCCTGATCGTCACCAATAGAACCTGACATGTCAATTGCTACGCAAATATCAATAGTCTCGTCATAGTTAGTACCTGGCAAAATTGCATTCATGTGCCAAGCCTTGCGGTTAGGACGCATAAAGGTATAGTCGTTCTTAATAGTACTTTGGATTTGTTGACGCAAAATTTCACGCCAGTTCATCTTAGGCTCTGTAAGCTCTTTGATCATGCGTCCAATCTCTGCTGGCACATTACCTGCACCCGCAGCCTGAGCCGCTGTCATCATTGCTTCTTTAATCTCATCACGGATTTGCTTGAGCTCTTCTTTACTGTAAGCAGGGCGACCTTTGCCTTCCTTCTCCCAGTCAATATGCTCGTCTAACAACTGGCCAAGTGCATCGAGCTCTTGATCATCCATGGTCTCATAGATCTCATCATAAATCTGTTCTGAGCTTTTGCCGTAGTGCTTAGTGTCGTGAAAGATTTTGATCTTAGGAGGAACTTCACCAATACGGTCACGTGTCAATGTGCCGTTAACTGAGTAGTCAGCGGCAATGTTCCAAATTTTGCGATCACGACCTTCTACACGGAGCATGTGCTCAAAAACGTTGTGGAGGATTTCGTGTGCGACAACAAACTCAACCTGCTTGGTAGTCAAGTCTGCAAAAAAGTCTCGATTGTAATACAAATGGCGACCGTCAGTTGCGGCAGTAGCGCACCAGTCTGTAGCATCTTCAATCTTAAGGCGTGTCGCCATGTTGCCAAAAAATGGATGGCGAAGCAAGAGTCCAACTCGTGCTACGATAATCTTGTCTACAATGGGATCTAAATAACTCATTTTCTGCTCCTAAATATTTACTGTATGTATATATTATAACAGGAGCCGAAGCTCCTGTCAAATGGTGCTAGCTCAAATTAGCGTGAATGCTTTTCTGTAGCTGCCGCAATGTACTTACCATATTTGGCATGGAAGTCATCAAAACACTTGATCTCATCTGGATCCAATGGCAATTGGTATTGAGTCAATGCAAGTTTGGTACCCATAACAACCAATTCAGTTTCAAAATTATCCATCATAAACTGGAAGAAGTAGTTAACTTTATCGTTAAACTTCTTATCTTGCTTGTCAGCGGCATCCTTCAACTCGTAGCACAATGACACAGTCAAGGAGTACATGGCACTAATTTCTTTAGTGTCCATCTTTTTAACCTTGCCAGCCAAGATGTCTGTAGGATCGGGCAACTTTGAGCTAATCTTACGGTGAGCCATAAACTTAACAGCAAGACCTTCACCAACTGCACCCGAAATCAAGTCAGTCAATGTGTCAGTATCTTCGTCGTCATCAAACAACAACTCGGATACAAATGACCAGCTACGTGGTGTAGCAAAGGCACGTGATGCACTCTTTGGATCAAAGTCGTACAAGTCCTTCTTAGAGAAGGTCAAGAAGCCAACTACGTCCTTATGGATCTTGTTGTCAACAGCCCAGCCAAAGTAGTCTTCCCAGTCAACCTTCATTTCCAAGTGAACGAAACGGTTAGCCAACGGAGCTGGCATGCGATATGTAACACCCTTGTCAGTTTCACGGTTACCTGCGGCAACGATCAAAACATTGTCCGGCAAGTGGTAAGTACCAACACGACGGTTCAAAACCAACTGATAAGCCGCTGCCTGTACACTAGGTGCCGCAGAGTTCATTTCGTCCAAGAACAGGATGATCTGCTTATGCTTTGCAGCCATTTCTGCGTCAGGCAACTCAATAGGAGGAGCCCATGACATTTTGTTGCTATTAGAATCAAAGAACGGGATACCTTTAATATCAGTAGGTTCCCACAAGCTCAAACGGATATCAATCACGTGAGCTTCGAGCTCAACGCCCATTTGCTTAACAATATCGGATTTACCAATGCCTGGGGGACCCCACAGGAACAATGGACGCTTGGCTTTAAAAGCACGGCGAAGGGATTTTTTTGCTGCCTTAGGGCCAACTGTACGTGAAAGGATCTCGCTCATATATACTCCTGGGGTTAAAAAAGCGTTTAAGTTTAACTGTCTATGTATCTATTATACAACCTAACAGCAGTCACGTCAACAGATTTTTAGGAGTTTTCGTCCGTTTGGCTATTTTTGTTTTGGTTATTCATTGCTTTAACTAGTCCGTACTTTCGGATATCGTCCGAAAACATGTAAAGCTCAAATGATTTTCTTTCCGAAAATACAGTAATACTTTGGTTTGTAAGATAATATGGAAAATCCATAGTCCTATCAAAAAATATAATAGTTTGGGGACTTAGCTCAATTGGTTCTGTAAATGGTATTTCGTAACTGCGTAGTTCCAATTCGTTTACCAAATAATCAAGACCTTCATCACTAAGACGTAATCCGCCCGATTCTTTACTTCTATGACTTTGCCACCATTTATACATATGATGCTTAATATTAGCACTATCTATACTTTTATCTTTTTGTTGCAAAAAGATTTTGGTAAAAGTCTCTTTTGATATCATTTGATGAACTTGCCGCTAGTAAGCTCAACAACCTCAAAATCGTCACAGTTAAACATTTGGTTAAGTTTTTTTGCGAGATTATGGGCATGTCCTGGATTACTAAATGATACTTTTTTGTATTTAGGTCCAGGGTAGCTGGTAATGCTACTTGCTGATTTTAAATTAAAAGGAGCTTTTTTATAAAAGACTGCCCATATAGCATCAGCTTCTAAAATCTGTTCGCTCTTATAGTTCTTTTTGTTTATATATTCTAAAAGAACTTTTGGTTTTGGTCTTGACATTATATGCGTCCTTGTATTAAGTACGCATATATTTATCAATTAATTGGTAGAAAACCCACCGCCATCCATTTGTACAGTAACTGCCGCGCCCGTGCTAGATTCTAATCGTTTAAGCAACATGTCATAGTCTTCTAACAGTTTTGCACTAACTTCACCTAGACAGTAGGCTAATGCTTTTGCAGACTTAATGTCTAGTTTAATTTCACGTTGCTGTGTAAGATCAGCAGCCTTTACCTGTTGTATAAACTGCTGGATAGGTACGGTATTAATCGGATTTTGCATTTGCTAGCACCTGTTTCATTTCCATTTCATCTTTAAACGGTCCTTTGTACGGATAACGTTCGATAGTAATTAATTTAGGACAGAATGACTTGACCCATCCTTTATCAAATTTAATGGTATAATATCCTGCACAATACAGACTTTTACTTGCTTGACTCTTTGTAAATAGAGGCAACTTACGCTGTACATTAAACAAGGGATTATATGGTCGACAGCTAGTAGGATACTCGTATACGTCTCTAACTTCCTCGTGACTAATTTTTACCTTGTTGCTTACAATAAAGAAGTCTTTGCCAAATCTTTTTGTTAGTTCATCTTTTTTGCTAAAGTATGCTTCCCCATCTTTAGAGCTTAACATAAATTTGTTATTCTCTTTTTTATGTAGAATACCTACTTTTTCACCGTCATTTTCTACAATCCAGAATTTGCCATCTACAATGGGTTTTGCTTTTAAGTTCATTTAGTTACCTCGGGATATCTTGCTTGGAATGGATGCGCAAACGATTCAATACTATCCATCATTCGTTTCATGTCATATAGTTGACAGAACTTTAATAGTCTAATACCAACTTGTGTTACATCTTTAGGAACGGCATTAATAGTAATTGTCTCAACAATAAGTTCTTTAATGTCTGCAGGTTGTGCAGTTAAATCAACTAGTGTTACGTTGCGATTATAATCATCTAAGACCTTGTGTTCGACACCTTCATGATCGACCCAACGCTGAAGCATGACATTGTTCCACGCCCAGCCCTTCTTGCCTTTGTCTTCAAATGCTTCAGTTAGGCCTGTTTTATTCTTAGTGCCTTTAACACGCACACCGGGATATGCACTAAAGACGTTGTCACTTGAGTCGCCACGCATACACTTCTCAAAAAGAATCCACGGCGGATTAGGCGGCGCAACATCTTCACCAGTTTTCTTATCCTTTACACGTTTACCTTTTTTATCGAAGATACCTTCGATGGTAGTGAGTGTTTCTGCAACACCATTAAACTGTTTCACGTTAGGAGCAATCAATTGATGAAAGTCGCTGTCTGTGCTAATGATCACATGATCATCATTAGGATGTGCTTGAATAAATCCCGCAATCAAATCATCTGCTTCTAATTGCTTATGTTGCAGGACTGTGCAGTTACTCTTAGTCTTAACAAATTCGGTGAATGCATCATACGTCTCCCAAAAAAGTTTATCTTCTTCTTGTTCTTTGACAGTCATTGCATCACGAGTCTCTTTACGATTAGCTTTATAAGGCTTGTAAAAATCTTTGCGCCACGAGCGACCTTCGAGACAGAACACTACATGTTTGCCTCCAAAGTCTTGCCATGCTTTCTTAACACTGTTAAATGTAATATGTAAGGCCATGCCCAACTTAATGTCAGCATCACCTCGTACTACATGCCTAGCACGAAAGAATGTGTTAGCAGTGTCAACTAAAATATATGTCATGAAACCTCTGATTTATCTTTTGTGATCGGAACCACGTTAATGTAACCTGCACCCCGTGTAGTGTCTTGTCCATCCTCGCCTAGCATAGTTCTAGCCAAGTCACGGAACCAACGATCTACAATTTCTTCATCTGGATCACCATCAAATCCGTATCCAGCTTGTTTCAATTGTAACACAAATAAGTCATTCCAGTCAAGCTCAAAGAAGCCATTTCGCACGTTGTCTTTATTAACGTGAGTATCTAGTACAGCTACCCAAGGTTCGCCCTTAGCAGTGGCTCGATCTTTCGGAGTCATCTTAGCAAGAGCTTCGTCCTTTTGTGCTTGTACTGCTTCGGCTATTGCTTGATCCCTAGCCGATTGCAATGCGACTTTTTCAGCTTCTAATTTATCTAACCCAACAAGGCGTTTAAAAAAGTTTTTCATATTAATACCATCCCATAGCTCTACCAAATCCAAACACATGGAGGCAAGCAAAATAACTAGTCATAACTAGCGGCCAACCTGCTCCACGTCTTATAAAGGCTAAAATACTTAATACAGCACCTGTGAAACTTATTGGGTATATAAGGTGCATTGGCGGATGTTGGGCAGTAATCGAAATCCATGTCATAGATACAAACACAGCCGCACTCGCTGCCGTTTCGTAATAGAATGCTTTACGATCACTAGTATAACTTCTAATCCAAAAGTCTTTAACTTTTTGCCATAGCGTCATATCAAGTACCCCACTCGTTCTTAAACAACGGTACTTGCAATCTATCACTGTATCGTAAACCATGTTTCATAGCTAAGTCTGCTACTGTGCGATTGTTTAGTGCATATACACTTTCAACACCGCCCACTGGCATTAGATAAACATG